GCAACCCCCGGCGCTATCCCATCGACTGGGTCTTCTGTTCCCGCCGCTGCCAGGACGCCTTCCATCGCATGTACGGCAGTTGGGTGGATGCCCAGAAGTTCGGCAAAGAGGTCGAGATGATCGACGCCTCTGACATCGAACGCGCGGCCATGCGCCAGTGCCTCAAGGTCTTCGGTGAAGCTGCCGGCGAGATCGGTTTCGCCAAGCCCCTGGGTGGCTACTCGGAGGCTGAAGCCTTGCAGGTGATCGAATCAATAGTCAGTTGCTACACGGATGCCATGGCGGCGCACCACGAGGCCAGCAAGTTCCCGCCGGTGCGCGGCATGCCACCGACGCCGGATCCACTCGCGCACCCGTTTGCCGATCTGGAGGACGACTTTCCGTGGGACGAGCCGAAGGGGAAGAAGACATGATCGACTTCAACTCTTCGGCCAGTGTCTCTGGCCAGCTCACGGCCCTGGTGGATGCCGCGATGCAGCGTGCCCGGGCTTCCGAGTCAGGTCGGGATTACCTTGGCGCGTCACGTCTGGGTGTGGCTTGCGAGCGCGCGCTGCAATACGAATTCGCCAAGGCGCCCATCGACAATGGCCGTCGCCTGGAGGGGCGCATGCTGCGCATCTTCGAGCGTGGCCATGTGATGGAGGATTGCATGGTTGCCTGGCTGCGCGCAGCCGGGTTTGACCTTCGCACCCGAAAGGCCGACGGCGAACAGTTTGGCTTCTCGGCGGCTGACGGGCGGCTCAAGGGTCACGTCGATGGCGTGATCGTTGCCGGCCCCGAGGGTTTTGCATATCCCGCCTTGTGGGAGAACAAGTGCCTGGGCAACAAGTCCTGGCGCGACCTCGACAAACACAAGCTGGCTGTCTCCAAGCCCGTCTACGCGGCGCAAGTCGCGATTTACCAAGCCTATCTCGAACTGTACGAGCACCCGGCCATCTTCACGGCGATCAACGCCGACACGATGGAGATCTACACCGAGCTCGTGCCCTTTGATCCTGCGCTGGCGCAGCGCATGTCGGATCGGGCCGTCAAGGTTATCACCGCCACCCAGACCGGTGAACTGCTGCCGCGCAGCTTTAACGACCCAACCCACTTCGAATGCCGCATGTGCACCTGGCAGGACCGCTGCTGGAGGAATCCCACATGAACGACCACAACACCCCACAACCCGAACCCATGGTGGATGCCAAGCAGGCCGCCGCTGCATTGCGCTTGCCGTACTACTGGTTTGCTGACCCCGCGATGCGTCAACGCTATCGCATCCCCCACTACCAGATCGGCGCACTTATTCGCTACCGCCTTAGCGAGCTCTCCATCTGGATGGCAAACAGCCATCTGAATCAGGATGAGGGCAGTGACACGGTCGAGGAGGCTCAATGATCGATTTCAACGACATTGAGAACCCTGCGTCTGCCAGTCACGAAACCACGCGCGAACAGGTTCGTAGCGAACTGTTGGCCCGGCTCGAATCAGTGCTGATGGGCCTGTTCCCCGCTGGCAAGGTCAAGCGTGGCAAGTTCTTGATCGGCGACATCCTGGGCAGCCCCGGCGACAGCCTGGAAGTGGTGCTGACCGGAGAGAAGGCTGGTCTGTGGACCGACCGCGCCGATGACTCCGGTGGCGACATCTTCGACCTGATCGGCGGCCACTTTGGCATCGACGTCCATGGTGATTTCGCGGCAGTGCTGTCACGCTGTTCCGACCTCATGGGACGCGCGGCAGTAACAACGCGCAAGTCCAAAAAAGACGCACCCGTCGATGAACTGGGTCCAGCCACCGCCAAATGGGACTACCTCGATGGCGATGGCAAGCTGATCGCCGTCGTCTACCGCTATGACCCGCCAGGTGGCAAGAAAGAGTTTCGACCTTGGGATGCCAAACGCCGCAAGATGGCTCCACCGGACCCCAGGGCGCTTTACAACCAGCCTGGCATGCGGGCAGTGGATACCGTCGTCCTGGTCGAAGGCGAAAAATCTGCCCAGGCCTTGATCGAGTCCGGCATCTGCGCCACCACGGCGATGCACGGGGCCAATGCGCCGATCGAGAAAACCGACTGGTCGCCGCTGGCTGGCAAGGTCGTGCTGATCTGGCCGGACAAGGACAAGCCGGGCTGGGAATACGCCGACCGTGCTTCCCAAGCCATCCTGATGGCCGGCGCTCGTACCTGCCACATTCTGTACCCACCCGAGGACGCCCCGGAGGGCTGGGATGCCGCAGACGCCCGTGCTGAAGGCTTTGATGTCGCCGGTTTCATCACCCACGGTCCGCGCATGCAAATGCATCTGGTCGATGACGATCCGGACACGCTGGCCAACGCCGCAGGTCCGGAAGAAGCGGTCTGGGGCACGGAAGATGCCCTGGCGCTGTCGTTCACACGCCGGTATCACAAGGACTGGCGCTATGTGGCTGGCTGGGGCAAGTGGCTGGTCTGGGATGGGCGGCGCTGGCGTTCAGAAGACACGCTCGCCGCCACTGACCTAATCCGTCACGTGTGTCGGCATGCCTCGCTCAACACCCGCAACCCGCGCATCGCCTCTAAGTTGGCGGCTTCCAGCACGGTGGGCGGTGTCGAGCGCCTGGCGCGTGCCGACCGCAGACATGCCGCCACGACTGAAGAGTGGGACGCCGATCCCTGGCTGCTCAACACCCCGGGCGGCGTCGTCGATCTGCGCAGTGGCCGTCTGCGGCCGCATGAGCGTGCTGACCGGATGACCAAGATCACCACGGCCACCCCACGAGGCGATTGCCCGCAATGGCGAGCCTTCCTGAGTGACGTGACAGGCGGCGATCAGAACCTGCAGGACTACCTGCAGCGCATGGTGGGCTACGCACTTACGGGCTCCACGCGTGAGCACGCGCTTTTCTTCCTGTACGGCACGGGCGCCAATGGTAAGTCGGTGTTCGTCAACACCCTGGCCGACATCCTGGGTGACTACGCGACCAATGCGCCGATGGACACGTTCATGGAGACGCGGACCGACCGGCATCCCACGGACATGGCCGGGCTGCGCGGCGCGCGCTTTGTGGCGGCCATTGAGACCGAACAGGGCCGTCGCTGGGCCGAGTCCAAGGTCAAGAGCCTGACCGGGGGCGACAAGATCGCCGCGCGTTTCATGCGCCAGGACTTCTTTGAGTTCTTTCCGCAGTTCAAGCTCTTCGTGGCCGGTAACCACAAACCGGCGATTCGCAACATCGACGAAGCGATGAAGCGGCGGCTGCACCTGATCCCGTTCACGATCACCGTGCCACCCGAAAAACGTGACAAGCACCTGCAGCAAAAGCTGCTGGCTGAACGCGACGGGATCCTGGCCTGGGCGCTCGACGGCTGTCTGGCCTGGCAACGGCTGGGCCGGCTCGATCCCCCTCAGCAGGTCTTGGATGCCACGGATGAGTACTTCGAAGCCGAGGACGCACTGGGTCGTTGGCTTGAAGAGCGCTGCCTGAGGGTGGGAACCGCCAAGTCCCTGACCGCTGAACTCTTCACGGATTGGAAACAGTGGGCCGAGGCCGCTGGGGAGTTCGTGGGCTCGCAAAAGCGCTTCGCCGACTTGCTGCTCACCCGTGGCCTGGAGAAGTGGCGAAACGGCATGGGCCTGCGCGGCTTCCAAGGCATTGGCCTAAAGGCGCCGCCAACACCTTCCTACACCCCGTACGCGGACAACTGACCCCATGAAAACCGTGCATCTGACGGATCGGACAGACCTTGTCGAAACCCCTATATCCCGCGCGTCACGCGCACGTGTAGAGAGTTACGTCAAAACCTGTCCGATCCGTCAGACCGAACAAAAAACAAGGACTGACATCTTGAACACAACCATCCTCGCCCTCGATCTGGGCACCCAAACTGGCTGGGCACTGACCAGCCGTGACGGCAGCATCACCAGTGGCAGCCAATCCTTTAAACCCCAACGCTTCGAAGGCGGCGGCATGCGCTTCCTTCGATTCAAGCGCTGGCTCACCGACATCAAGCAGTGCAATGACGGCATTGATCAAGTCGTCTTCGAAGAAGTCCGTCGCCACGTGGGCGTCGACGCCGCCCATGCCTACGGCGGCTTCATGGGCCAACTGACCGCCTGGTGCGAACACCACCAGATTCCGTATCAAGGCATTCCGGTCGGCACGATCAAGAAGCACGCCACCGGCAAAGGCAACGCCAGTAAGGACGAGATGGTGGCATCCGTCCGCACCCGTGGCCACGCACCTGCCGACGACAACGAGGCCGATGCCATCGCCTTGCTCTACCTGGCCCGCGAGTTGGCCGCAGTGGGGGTGTGACATGAAAGTGCCGCAATACCGCTACCGCTGCCCCCTGGGCAATCTGCAGCCGACCACGCCCGACCTCGACGCTGTCAAACGCGAGGGCTGGCGCAATGACCACATCTTGGTGGTGTCGGAAGAAGATGAGCGCCTGGACTGGGTGGAAAAGCAGTTCGTCCGTCGCCTCGGTGAACGCCTCTACGGGGATGGAGGCAAGCGCCATGACTGAGACTCGAAGCGAATGGACCGTGGAGGACGTGGCAGCCCGCTTTGCTGAGGCCGCCGAGACTGCACACAAGCTCCCTCGGGTCCGCCCGGGCGGCTACTTCAACCCGTGGATGACGCTGGCCATGCAGGTTCCTGAGCGTTATCCCGACCCCGAGCGGCTGTACCGGCCCATGCCGCCCAGTCCTCAAGCCGTGGAGCGGATGCTCGAGACCATGCGCTGGGTGCAGTGGCTGGAAGTGGAGCAGCGGCATCTGGTGTGGATGCGGGCCAACCGCTACGAGTGGCAGCAGATCGGCAGGCGCTTCGCCTGCGACCGCAACACGGCAGCGCGGCGTTGGAACAAGGCGATCTCACTGGTTTTGTTGCACCTGAATCACCCACATATCTGCAGGCCCAAAGCGATGAGTCAGGGAGGGTAAGGGTCGGTTACTTTGTCGATGGTTTCGGGTGTTTGGCCGAAATCCGCACTTGTGGGCATGCAGCATGGAGGTCCATTTGAGCGTACAGTTTCGGCTACGGTCAGGACAGAAGCGCAAGACGCTGATGCCACCAAAACTCTGACGGATCTGACACATCTGACGCATATTTGATGGGTCCTTCCGGTCGCCTCCGCTATGCGGGGGGCAACAGCGCGAGATTTCGATAGCGACTGACCAGAAAAACAGGTTACCACCCGGCCAGGTTACCGGCCCGTGGTTACCACCACCCCAGACAGTTACCACCCCCTGAATATTTCCAACCCGCCCGGCGGCAACGCTCGGCGGGTTTTTCAATTCCATGACGCCCAACCTGCAGATCGAATACCGCCCGATCGATGCGCTGCTTCCCTACGCGCGTAATCCGCGTACGCATTCGCCAGCCCAGATCGCCAAGATCGCGGCCAGCATCGTGGAGTTCGGCTGGACCCAGCCCATCCTGGTCGATGGCGACAACGGGATCATCGCAGGCCATGGTCGCCTGGTGGCAGCACGCAAGCTCGAACTGGGCGAAGTGCCGGTGATCGAGTTGGGCCATCTGAGCCCAGCGCAGAAGCGCGCCTACGTGATCGCCGACAACCGCCTGGCGCTGGATGCCGGGTGGGACGATGAAGTGCTGGCACTGGAATTGGCGGAGCTGTCCGAGGCTGGGTACGACCTGTTGCTGACTGGCTTCGAGGATGACGAGCTGGCCAAGATGCTGGCTGATCTCGGTAACGGGGATGTGCAAGCGCCGGATGAGGATCCGGCCAGCGAAGAGGACGACGATGTCCCCGAGCCACCCAAGCAACCGATCAGCCGTCCTGGCGATGTCTGGCAGCTTGGCTCGCACCTCGTGATCTGCGGCGACGCGTCCGATCCGGCCACCATCGCCACCCTGATGCAGGGCGAGCAGGCGAGCCTGTGCTTCACCTCGCCACCCTACGGCAATCAGCGCGACTACACCTCCGGCGGCATTGCCGACTGGGACGGTCTGATGCGCGGCGTGTTTGCGCAGGTGCCCATGGCGGCCGACGGCCAAGTGCTGGTCAACCTCGGCCTGATTCATCGGGACAACGAGTTCATCCCGTATTGGGACCAATGGCTTGCCTGGATGCGAAGTCAAGGCTGGCGGCGCTTTGCCTGGTACGTCTGGGACCAAGGGCCAGGCATGCCCGGTGACTGGCAAGGTCGCCTGGCCCCCAGCTTCGAATTCATCTTTCACTTCAACCGCCAGACCCGCAAACCCAACAAGACCGTGCCCTGCAAGTTCGCGGGTCAGGAAACGCACCTTCGTGCCGACGGATCCTCGACCGCGATGCGAGGCAAGGACGGCCAGGTCAACGGCTGGACCGCTGCGGGTCAGCCGACGCAGGACTACCGAATTCCCGACTCGGTGATCCGGGTCATACGCCACAAAGGAAAGATCGGCAAGGACATTGATCATCCCGCAGTCTTCCCGGTCACGTTGCCGGTGGCAGTCATCGAGACCTACACGGAGGAAGGCGAGATCGTCTTCGAACCCTTTGGCGGCAGCGGCACCACGCTGATGGCTGCCCAGCGCACTGGTCGCATCGGCCGGGCCGTCGAGATCGCACCCGAGTACGTCGATGTGGCGCTGATCCGTTTCCAACAGAACTTCCCTGG